AAGACAGAGTATGGAGTTATAAAGAAGCAGACATAATAGATTTTAACAAAGTAAAAAATTTAAAAAGAATTTGTTATGTATGGAATAAGATGAATAAAACAAGTGTTACTACAACAAGAAATGATATATGGAATGCAAGTGCTTGGATACATATAGGTAATTGTTTACAATTCATAGCAGATATAAAACATAAAGAAATGATACCAATGTTAAGAAGGCGAATAAGTATATGTAAAGATAAATTAAACAATAATATATTTACACAATATTAGAAAGGAGGGTAAAATGGTTAAAGTAAAAGTAATAGTACCATTATTCAATGATTTACAAGACAAGAAAATGAGAAGATATGGTGAAGAGTATGAAACAACAGAAGAAAGAGCAAAATTTCTTGAAACTGTAAAAGCAGTAGAGATTATTGAAGTAAAACCAGAAGTAAAGACAGAAGAAATTAAAACAGAAGATGTAAAAGAAAAAAAGTCAACAAAGAAATCAAAGAAAATTGACAAAAAAAAGAAATAGAACTATAATTAATATAGAACTATTCGTGAAGTAAAGGCTACGTTAAGCCAACAAATAAATCATAATCTACGTGGGCACGACCACGATAAAAAGTGTAGGAGGAAATTTATATGAGAGAATTTTTAAAAGGCCTTGATTTAGATAAAGAAACTATTGATACTATAATGGCTGAATATGGAAAAAATATCACTGGCTTAAAAGAACAAATTGAAGATTACAAAAAGCAAGTAAGTGATTATGAAGTACAAGTTAAAGATTTAAATAGTAAGATAGAAGATAATCAAGAAACACTTAAAAATTTAGAAAATTTAACAACAGAGAATAATGACTTAAAAGCAGATTTACAATTAACAGGAACTAATATTAAAAAAGAATTTAGTAAGTTTGTTAAGAGTGAAGTAATGAGTAAAGTTGATGATAAAACAGACTTTGCAAAAGCATTAGAAAATTACAAAAAAGAAAATCCACAATATTTTGGAGATACACAAGTTGTAAAAGTACAAACATCTCCAAGTTTAAATGGTGGAACAGCAAAACCAGAAACTACTAATAATATTATGAATGACATTATTAGAAGTGTAAGAAATAATGATTAAAGGAGAATTTTAAAAATGGCAATGATAGCAAAAACAGATGTAGAAGATTTAATTGAGACACAAGTAGCAAATGAAATTTTTGAAGGTGTAACAAAAGAATCAAAAGCACTTTCTATGTTTAGAAGATTACCAAACATGACAAGTGATAAAACAAAATTAAGAGTATTAGACAGTTTACCAGTAGCATATTTCGTAGATGAAACTACAAGCAATGGTAGAAAAAATACTACAAAGATGGCTTGGGACAAGAAATATATTAATGCAGCAGAGTTAGCAGTAATTGTTCCAATTAAAGAGAATGTATTAAATGACGCAAGTATTGATATATGGTCAGAAGTAAGACCAAGAATAGTTGAAGCATTTGCAAAGAAAATTGACAATGCTGTATTCTTTGGAACAGACAAACCAACAGATTGGAGAGCAGGACTTGTACCTTCTGTAATATCAGCAGGAGCAGAAGTTAATGAAAGTGGCAATGGATTATACACAGATATTAACAATGCTATGGTTAAGGTTGAAGAAAGTGGTTATGAAGTAAATGGTATATTAGGTGGAGTTGGACTAAAAGGAAAATTCCGTATGATGACAGATACAACAGGACAACCATTAAATACAACTGAAATTGGTTCTTTAAAGAGAGCATATATGGACAATGGTGCTTGGAACAATTCAACATCTACATTAGTAGTTGGAGATTTCAATCAAGCAGTATATGCAATAAGACAAGATGTAACATATAAAGTATTAGACCAAGCAGTTATTCAAGACCCAAGCGATGGAAGTATTTTATACAACCTAGCACAAGATGATATGGTTGCATTAAGGGTAACAATGAGATTAGGCTGGGAAATTCCAAATCCAGTAAATGCATTAAATGAAACATCAGCAAGATTTCCATTTGCAAGTTTAAAACCATCAGCAGTACCAAGTTATTAATAGGTAAAGGAGGCAATTCAAATGACATTTGAAAATCAATATTTAACGTATGCTGAATATCAAGATTTAGGAGGCACATTAGAGGAATTGCCTTTTAATATATTAGAATTAGAGTGTAGAAAAATAATTGATAGAAGAACACAAAGTAGATTAGTTGATGCAGATGAAATACCTAATGAAGTAAAAGTATGTTTATATAAAATGATTGAAAATGTTACATCTTATCAAGAAGGAATAATTAAAGCACAAAAAGGTATATCAAGCGAAAATATAGACGGTTATAGTATAAGTTATATGAATAGCAGTGAAATTGAAAATGCATTAAAAGAGCAAAGCACACAAATGGAAGAGTTAATTTCAGTTTATCTTTTTGGTGTAATAGTCAATGGAGAATATTTATTATATTTAGGAGTAAATTAATATGATAACAAATAGTGAATTAACCATATATCATAAAACATTTAATTCTACTACTAGATTAGAGGAATGGGTAAGATATAATTACAATCAAATTTGGTGGTATGGTGGAAAAGGTGCAAGTACAAATAAAGGTTATGAAAATGCAAATGATGTAGTGATAAGAATACCTTATAAGCAAAATGATAATTTAAATATTAATAATTTTGCAATAGGAGATGCTATTTGCAAAGGAAATGTTGTTGAAGACATAAGTAATATATTAAGTGAAGAAAAAATAGAACATTATAATATAATATCAATAACAAATAATTTGACTGGCACAGAACCACATATACATATAGAGGGTAAATAATGAAAATGAATCCAACAAGTGTTATAAAAGCGAATTTAGGGTTAAAACCGAATGGCCCTGTACAATCGTTTTTAACGGCAACTTGTTATAGACATATGAATAAATATGTGCCATTAGGTGAAACGGGCTCTTTAAGAAGTGTCGTTGATATGCAGCCTAATAGTATAACATATCAAGTACCTTATGCACATGCTCAATATATAGGTTTTACAAAAGGGCCAGTAATGAATTATACAACACCACGGAACAGGACCATATTGGGACAAAAGAATGGTAAGTGCAGAAATTAATCAAGTAGTTGAAGAAGTACAAGATTATATAGGGAGAAAATAATGGCTAAAATTAATACCAATGTTGTAAGGGTAGAAAATTTAAGAGTAAGCAAGTTAAGAAGTTATTTGATGACAATTATTGATAATCTATTAACAAATTCAAATTATCAAATAAATGCTAATATGTTAAGTAATGATATTAACAATTACTCATTAGATAAAATACCTATACAACCAGAAGTTGAAAAATGGATTAATGACACACAATTAAAAAGAGATGTTTATTCGTTTAGAAGTAGAAATAACTATTCTATAAGTACATTAGATAATTTGCTTAATGTTGGCTTTTTTGAAGTATTTGAAAACATAATTAATTCTAATAATGAACAAGGCATATTGCCAGATATAAATGGAATTGAAAGCATAAAATGTTTAAATTGTGCTAGTATGAATAATGCAAGTACAAATTCAGCAGAATTTGATATACAAATAGAAATAACATATAGGGAGGCTTAATATGGTAACACCAAAAGCAAAAGTTGATTTTACTTTAAATGATAAAAATTATTTTGTGGGTGACGAAGTAAAAGAAAACTATGAAAGTATTGTTAAATTAAATGAAAAAGGCTATATTGAGCCTTTAAGTTTAAAAGAATTAATAGAATATAAAAATAATGAGGAGGAATAAAACATGCCAGACATATCAAAGATAAAAAGAAGTCAATTTGTTACATATCTTGATACAACACCAACAGCAAGTGCTCCAACTTGGAAATTGTTAGGTACTGGAATTACAGAATATGCGATTTCATATAATCCACAAATTAATACAGAAAAGTGGATTATACATGATAATGCAACAAGTGATTTGGAAAGCAATCAAAAACAAGGTGATGTTTCTCAAAAGATGTATAAAGGAGACCCTTGTTTTGAATATGCAAATGGTTTAAGAGATAAAGTTGGTGCAGATGTGCAAACTCACGTATTAGATATTGATACATATGATACAACAATAGCAAATACATATAAAGCAAAAATGAGTGAAGCAATATTAGCAGTAACAAATTATGGTGGAGATAGTGCAACAATTGAGTATTCAATTTATTATAATGGAGACCCAGTTGAAGGTACTGTTACAATAGCAGATGGTGTACCAACATTTACACCAAGTGTTTCAGCATAATAATTATACAACAGAAGGGCGAGGCTAAAATTCGCCCTTGTTTTTATATAAGGAGTTTTTTATGGAAGAAGAAAATTTTATACAATTAAAGAAAGATAACATATTAAGAATAGGCATTAAAGATAGTAATGGAGTACCAACAGGAGAACATTTAGAGTTTGATGTTGAAGATATAGAGTTACCATTAAGATTAGCAGACGCACAAAGATTACATGATAAAAATGTAGATGAATTAAAAAGAAAAGTATATGTTATTGAAAAAAAGCAAGATGTTAAAGGTGAAATTTTATCTAAAAACGAAGAAGAAAAAATGAGGGCGATTAAAGAGTTTTATGAAAAAGAAGAAGAAGCACTTGATTTGTTTTTAGGCGAAAATGGTACTAAAAAATTATTAAATGGAAGAAAACCATATTTAACAATGTGGAATGACATAGGAGAAATTATAGAACCAATAATGCCTTTACTTAAAGTTAATACAGAAAGCATACACGAAAAAATAAAAGAAAAATATTCAAAGAAAGAAGATAATGTATTATAATGTCTTACCCAGAATATGCCAAGGTAAATAATAAGATGTATAAAATAAACACAGATTTTAAAGTAGCATTAAGATGTAGTGAGGTTTACAATTCAAATGTAAGAGATGAAGAAAAAGTCCTTGCTATAATCTATTTGCTTTTTGGAGATGAAGGCTTAAATAATCCAGATGATTGGGAAAAGTTAATAGAAAAAGCACAGATATATTTATTATGTGGAAAAGAACCAAATAATGATAATGAGATAGACATGGACTTTGAGCAAGATGAAGGAATAATAAGAGCAAGTTTTTATACAGATTATCAAATAAAAGATGTTTACCAAGAGAATTTACATTGGTGGTATTTTAATGAGTTGTTAAATGGATTAACAGAAAAATGTGCATTAAATAGAACAAGAGAATTAAGAAATTTTGATACAAGTAAAATAAAAGACACAAAAGCAAAAAATGAAATAGAAAAAGCAAAGAGTGAAGTAAGGTTAAGAAATGTTAAAAAACCAACAGAAGAACAACAAAAAGCAAGTGATGAATTTTATAAACAGATAGGTTTATAGAAAGGAGGCATAATTGGACGGTTGGGTACAAATTGGTGTTGAATTAACAACAGAAGATTTTGATGGACAAATTCAAGATGTAGAAAGAAAGATTAATGATTTAGAAGAACAATTAAAAATAGAAGGCAAATTTAAATTAAATAGTGCTGAAGTTAGTGAAGTAAATGCTGAAATATTTAAATTAAAAAAACAATTAGTTAGTTTAACAGAGCAAAAAAGAAAATTTAATGAAGAAGATTTATCATCAACTGGTATGAATAGTGCTTTATCAACAGCAAGTAACACAATGACCGATTTAATAAGAAAAACCGGAAGGTGGATTATGGCATTGTTTGGTGTAAGAGGTGTTATAGGTTTAATCAGTAGAGCAAGTAGCACATTAGCACAATATAATCAACAATACGCAACAGATTTAGAATATATAAGATATGTATTAGCAATGACATTAGCACCTATATTGGAATGGATTGTAAAAGTCATTTATACAATATTAAGTTTAGTAAACACAATTACACAAGCTTTATTTGGTTGGAATATATTTGCAAATGCAAGTGCAGACGCTTTTGCCCGTTCTAGAAAAAGTATGGGTGGAATGGCTAAAAGTGCAAAAGAAATTGCAAAGACATTATCTAATTTTGATGAAATGACCGTATTACAAGAAAATGGTGGACTAGGAAATGCTGGTTCTAATATTGGTGGTGGTGGAATACCAAGCCAAGATTTAAGTAAAAGTGTTAAAAGTCTAATTGATTGGAAGTCAATATGGGAGAAAATCAAAAAATGGTTTAGTGATAATTGGCCTAAAATTATTGCTTGGTTATTAACAGGAATATTAGTAGTAGGTACAATAATGCAAGCATTAGGAAAATTAAAACAAAAAACAAGTACAGTAGGAACTGATGTTGCTGGGGTATTTAAAGGATTTTTAGATAAGTTAGGAACAGCAACAGAAATTATTGCAGTATTAGGTGGTCTTACATTAGTAATATATTCTATTTCAAATTTAATAAAAACATTTAGTGAAAGTGGTTTAGAATTAGGAAGTGTATTAGCCTTAATTGCAACTACAATTGCATTAGTAACGGCAGCGTTTGCTGTAATGGCATTAATGGCAAAAGGCACAACGATGGAGTCCGTATTAGGTATAATAGGAACATTAGGTGCATTGACATTAGTATTATTAGGTGTAGCAGCAGTAATTAAAGTTTTAGGAGATTCTGGAGCAGATGTAAATGATGTAATATTATTATTATCAGTAATATTAGGTGAAGTATTATTATTTGCAACAGCATTAGCATTATTAGGACCTATATTAGAAGCGTCGGCAGCAGGAATTGCTATTGTATTAGCCTTAGTAATGGGATTAATTGCAGAGATAGGTATATTAATGCTTTCATTAATAAAGGCATTGAAAGAGTTTATAATTGCAATAGCACCTTCGGTTATAAAGATTATAAATGCTATAACAACAGGAATACAAAGAATAATTGAGCAATTAGGTGTAAGTTTACCACCTATAATTTATGCATTAGGAACTATGTTTGATATAGTTGGAGATAAAATTATAGGAATTATACAAGCAGTTGCAGAAACAATACAAACATTACTTGACGGAACAGCAAATATAATAGTAACAATAGGAAATTCGATTTCACAAATTATCAATACAATATTTACTGGAATGGCAAATGTAGTAAGTACAGTTGGAAGAACTATAAATAGTGTATTAGGTGGTATTAGTGGAACAATAAGTAGTATAGCAAATACAGTTATATGGTTTATAAATGCATTAGGACCTTCAATTAATAATTTTGCAAATAGTTTAATGAGAACTACAACAAGAGTTGTAAATTTTGTTATAAGTGCAATAGAGTTTTTATTAAATAGATTTGCAGACGCAAAAAACAAATTAAATAGTAGTTTAGGTGGAATATTAGGACAACAAAGTTATGTAAGAATACCAAGATTTAGTGCAAGTTATTATGCAAAAGGTGGTATTATAAATATGCCAAACAAAGGTGTACCAGTAGGATTAAATGCTTATGCTGGTGAAAGTGGCAGAGAAGGTATTATACCATTAACAGACACTCAACAAATGGAATTACTAGGAGCAGAAATTGGAAGACATGTAGTATTAAATGCTGTAATAAATAATACAATGGACGGAAGATTGATTAGTAGACAAGTTGAGCAAGTAAGAATGCAACAAGCATTTCAAAGCAATAGATAAAGGAGAAAAAATATGTATGTAAATCCAAATTCAGTAATTATAAACAATGTAAATATGGGACAATATATTACACAAGCAGATTTTGAATATAATAAAGTTTGGAGTAGTGATTCCGGAAGAGAAAACCTTGCAGGTGTAATGCAAGGTACTCTTATTGGAATATTTCCAAAGTTAGTTTTATATTTTAGAAAATTAACACCAGAACAAATACATATATTGGCTCCTATATTTGATAGTGCTTGGCAAAGTGTAAGTTATTATGATGATAATAAAGGTCAAATGGTAACAATGCAAACTTATACTGGTGATTGGAAAATATCTTCAACAAAAATAGGAAAAGGAGAGACTTTTCAAATAAGTTTTATTGCTAAAAGAAGGAGGGCATAATGTTACCACATACAACACAATTTAAAGAAAAAATTGTAGAGTTAGGAAAAGAACAAGATGTACAAATTACATATGGAAGCACTACAATTGATAGTGAAGATTTATTAATGGTTAAGCCTAATTTCAATGGAAATATGCTTAAAGCAATAATGCAAGGAATAGACATTAAAAGTTATGTAGAAATACCAATTGGAACAATAATAAATGTAAAATGGGGATTAAAAGTTAATGACAATTTTGAATATTTAGAGTTTAATAATTTTGAAGTATAT